TGCGCTCAGCATCGATTGACGTCATAATAAATGTAAATGAACGCTTGTCCCCTGATGCGTGAGCACCGGGGGATTTTCTTTGTGCATTATTATAATAGGCGGCCGGGGACCATGTTGAAGATGAAGACAAGCTGACTGAACGATTTGTTCGGTCAGGTCGTGGCTCACCACCTGGGCGTTAATTCCCGGCTTTCCTGAATGCCTCCACCACCGTAGTGTCGAGGATTTTGGCATAGGCCCGCTGCGTCACCTGTATGGACTGGTGCCCGAGGCACTTCGCCACCACGTCGATAGGTATGCCGCTGTTCAGCCAGATGGATCCTGCTGTCCTTCTCCCCACATGACTTGTAATGGGCATCTCTATGCCGGCGGCGTCGCCCATTATTTTAAGGTGGGCGTTATATTTTTGGTTGGATATTCTCGGCACCTTATACCCTATCTTTCTCAGCAGCTCTCGCGCCTTCTCCGTCAGGATGAAGATAAACTCCGTGCCGGTCTTGTGGCGCACACCCCTGCATACGTTCCGCTCGTCGGGCTTAAACTGGTAGGTCATGAGGTCCACATAGGCGAGACCAGTGTAGCACTGAAGGAGGAACAGGTCACGTGATTTTGCTACCGCCGGTGTCGGCATGTTTGCCTCCTCTATCCTCTTCACCTGCTCCGGGGTGAGGTACTGCTCTATCCTGGTGCCGCCCTTGTCCTCGCTCATCCGCTTGGTCAGGTACGGATTTTCCTGCACATAGCCGTCGACTACTGCGTCGGAGATAAAGAGGCTGAGGTTGGAGGTGATTTTATAAATAGTGGCCTGCCGGTACTTCTTCCTTATCAGCCGCCCATCAGCGCCCCGCTCAGTTCTCACATAGGCATGCAGCCACTCGGAGAAGTCCCTTATATTCTTCTGGGTGATGTCGGAGAAGGACTTAAACTTTCCGAACTCGCTCACCTTATTATACATCGTAACATAAGACATGTGTGTATACTCAGAGACCTGCCTCTTCTCCATGCGCTGCGCCACATAGTCCAGGAAGGAGATAGTAACGGTCTGCTGCCGGAGTTTCACAGGTATAGCGGCTATGTCGATTGTGCCCGCGTCCACCATCTCGGAGATGATCTGCAGCGTTTTCTTCCTCATGGAGGAGAGAATGATATTATACTCCATAGCGTCGAGACTGTTGCAGACCTGCTGGCCCGCCTCGTCCCACTGGGAGTGGTAGACCGCTATGCCGGTGGCGATGAACTTCTGAGTCTTCACGTATGTAATGCGTAAATCTATGAGGCCGGTCTTACCTTTGCCGGCTCTTTTTTTCCTGTCAAAGACAAATTTAATCTTGGGTATTCTCATGGGGTATTACTTTTTGGTTTCGGGTATTACTTTGGGTATTACTTTTTTGCTTCAATTTTCTACATAAAACTACACTTTGCTACACTAATTTCATTAAGTTCAATTCCCTAATTATCACGTTTTCAACGAGTTATAGCCATAAAGCATTGATTTTCAGGCAAATAAAAAAGGGGTTCGAAAACCCCTCTCGTAGTGGATAGGGGAATGGGCGGCGGTGCTGATTGTCAGGGTATTACGGCATTATTAGGGTCTTTGGGTATTACCTTGGTATTAGTATATGGTGTCGCTTACTATGTGCTGCTTCACTATCCAGAGGGAGTGCACCTGCTGAATGGCGATGTCGAAGTCGTCGAACTCGGCGGTGTTGAAGGAGTGGGCAATCCAGAAGGACTTGGCGAGCTCGGGGTCCTTGTGTCGGCGCAGCACTTTTATGTGGCCATGGAACTCGCCGGTGTGCTCATCCTCTACCACGATGCCGAAGATCTGGCCGAAGGGGATGGTGTTGGGGTTGTCTCCTGTCAGGTTGTAGCGCTTCAGGGCTACGAAGCATCCGGGCGGTAGGTTCGGCAGCATGGAATTGCCCACCACAGGCACAACGGCCTCGCAGTCGGTGCAGTCGGGCAGGTACCAGTGGCGTGTGACGGCTTCCCTCTCGTTGATGCGGAGCTGAGGTCCGGCGGCAAACTCAAAATCAACCTCGGGCAGCATTCTCGGTCTCGCTGGCCCCGGCTCCATGGGCGGCGACTCGCTAAGCTCTGACGCCCTTACCACTCCGGGGATGTCCACGGATTTTTTTATCAGCATCTCACCCTCGCCGGTGAGAAGCCATTCACGGTTAAGGTCGGGCGCAGCATTGAGTATACTCCTTAACTTAGTAGGAGAAGGCTCAATGCGAAGTTTAGATATGTAACCAATTGAAAGGCCGGCCAATGACTCAAATTTATTTTGGCCGATACCTTTTTTCTTTAAATATTCTATAAGTCTTTGCTTTGCAGTTGTTTCCATAATTTTACTATTTAGACATTTTCTAAATTACACATTCATATTGAAGATTATCAATATATTTCTTGGTAGTATTGATAATTATCCATATCTTTGCACCGTGTTTAATTCGTTCATACGTTCGCATCGCAAATATACTATTTATAAATCAAAAAACGACTATGGAGCCGAAAAAATTGATGCCTACCTTCAATGCCCTGGCAGTGGGCTGCTCGGAGGACTATCCGCTGAGCCGGCTGCTGTCTGTGCGCAAGCAGGCGAGCAACTGGAACGCCATGAACGCGGCCGCTACTGGCCAGCGTCTGAGCTGTAAGACCGACCATACATCCGGTGTGGTGAGAGTGACCAAGGAATTTGTAAACGACTAAAAGCAGAAACTATGAAGAAGCTGACAAACTGGTGGTATGCCACCAACAAGACCATGACCCGTCTCTGCGACGACGGAGAAGGCAACGTCTACACCAACGGAGAGCTGGTGGTGACCTACGCCCTCGGCATAGTAGTAATGTTCCTGGTAGGCATAGCAGGTTAGCCATGACAGACTACGACATCCAGCGCATCAGCCGGGCGGTGGTGGAGCTCCTGCTCTCCGACGAGAGAGTGCTCGCCCGCATAGGCAGGCACGCCAAGGCGCCCTCGAAGCTGCTCAACACGCAGCAGGCCGCCGTGGTGCTCGGTGTGTCGCCCTTCACCGTGCGCCGTCTGGCCGCGGAGCTCGGCGGCATACAGGGCCCCGGAGGTCGGTGGTCGTTCCCGGAGTCTACACTTGTAGAGAAATACCTCACTCATAAAAACTCAAAGTAGCCATGCGAATCAAAACAACATATTAATCATGCAAACACAATTAACACCCACACAGCCGCAGACCCTTCAAGGACTGATGGGAAGTCCTGCGGTGATGAAGAAAATGAACGACGTGCTCGGAAGCGAGAAGAAGGCAAGCGCCTTTATCTCCTCCGTAATCAGTGTGACACAGCAGAGCAAGCTGCTCAGAGCGGCACAGCCGATGACCGTCCTCGCCTCTGCGATGGTGGCGGCAACTCTCGACCTGCCTGTCGTGCCGACCCTCGGAATGGCCTACATCGTTCCCTACAAGGGACAGGCCACCTTCCAAATAGGCTACCGTGGACTTATCGAGCTCGCCATGAGAAGCGGAGAGTTCGCCACCATTATCGACGAGGTGGTGTATGAAGGCCAGCTTATCCGCAAAAACAAGTTCACGGGCGAGTATGTGTTCGACGAGGATGCCAAGAAGAGCGACAAGGTCATCGGAGTGATGGCACGCTTCGACCTTGTGAACGGATTCTCGAAGACGATTTACTGGAGCATTGAGGAAATTGAGGAGCACGCCAAGAAATACTCACAGGCCTACCGCTCGTCCTACGACTCGCCGTGGAAATCCAACTTCGAGCAGATGGCGAAGAAGACGGTGCTCAAGGCGCTGCTCGGCAAGTATGCGCCCAAGTCAGTGGCCATGCAGACGGCTATCAAGTTCGACCAGGCCAAGCCGGTCATCAACTCCGACGATGTGCAGGAATTGGAGGTGGACTCCTTCGATGTGCAGTATGTGGACAACGACAAGACCCCCGAGGCGACAGCGCAAGTCGTGGACCCGTCAAAGGACTTATTCGGTGAGGACAAGGAGGTGAAGAAATGAACGACCTTCAACGTACCGAAGAATGGTATCTCGACCGTAGGGGAAAGGTCACGGCCTCGGAAATCTACCTGCTGCTTGCAGACCACAAAGAGCCGATGACGGAGGAGGAGCTGGCGGCGTGGAAGGCGGAGAACCCGAAAAGCAGGGTGACCACCAAGAGCGTGCCGTTCTCGGACGGCACCTTTACCTACCTTGGAAGGAAGGTGGCCGAGATGTACATGCCCGATGACGGCTACCTGATGTACATTGAGCAGCTGAGCGGCGGAAGCGCTGCAACAAGGTGGGGCACGGCTCTCGAGGATGAGGCAAGGTCCCGCTACATGGAGGAGATGGGTATCAGCGTGGAGGACTCCCCGTTCATGCCCCTTCCCGACTATGGGAGGTTTGCGGGCGGTTCCCCCGACGGAAAGGTGGAGGGCGGCATTATCGAGATTAAGTGTCCCTATAACCCTGCTGTCCACGTTGAGCACTATCTGCTGCAAAGCGGCGAGGAACTGAAGGAGCTCAATCTTCAGTATTACTGCCAGTGCCAGTTCAACATGATGTGCTGCGGGGTTGACTTCTGCGATTTTATCTCCTACGACCCGAGAGTGTCAAGAGACAAGCAGATAAAGATACTTAGAATTTACAAGGACGAGGAGACACAGGCGATGCTGCTTGAAAGGGTGAGGCTCGCCGTGGACTACTTCAAGCAAAAGATTAACGAAATAGAGAAAACTCAATGGAAGAAAGTGGAAGAATCATAGCGGTGCTGGAGCCAAAGAGCGGCACCACATCGGCGGGCAAGTCATGGATGGCTCAGACCTACGTGCTCGAGGTGCCGGGGGACTATCCGAGAAGGGTGCCCTTTGAGGTGTTCGGGGAGGAGCGTATCAGAGAGTTCGACATCAAGATGGGCGAGGAGCTCACCATCCGTTTCGACGTTGACGGACGGGAATGGCAGGGAAGGTGGTACCCGAGAATCACCTGCTTCAAGGTTTTCAGACCGATAGCGACACCGCCGCCTCAGCCACAAGTACAGGCTCCGGCAAATCAAAGAGCCGAGCAGTACGCCCAGAGACTGAATGCCGAAGTGGCGGGCGTAAACCAATCACCGCAGGAGAAAAACGACGAACTGCCGTTTTAGTGAATGTTTAAAGAATGTATGGAGTGCGGACAGATGGCCTGTAAGGTCTACACCGTGGCCACCGAG